TTTCTGTTGTGTTTCAATTCTTGAGATGGTTGCAGTTGCACCCGAAGTGCCTCCTGTAACAACTCCATTTACAAAATATCCTGATAGATCACTCAGATAAATGTAACCGCCTGGGAATGCCTTAGGTACTGTAGTGTAACTACCACCCGACTTAATGAATACACTTCTGATTTCACCAGTGGCAGTTTCGTGGTTGATCGGGGAATCATCTTCGTATGTTAAACTGTTAAATGAAAGGTATACGTTTACCGTCTGGCCAACCGTTAATCCCGAAACGAATGTGACTCTATCATTGTTTGTAGTAAAGTCTGCAGTTCTGACCTTCTCAATACCATCTACGAAAACTCTAACTGAGTCATCGTTAAAAATAACAAGATTGTTATAGTCATCTGTGACTGAAGCTCCACCGAATACTGTTTGACTTGCTGTTGCAGTAAATTCCCACTCGGTAACAAATATTCTATCACGACCTTCGGGTTTGGTTTCAGTTTCCAGTAGGATGGCATCTACAATAGAACCAATGACTGCTTCTGCACCATCACCATTTCCACCCTCAAATACAATTAGATCACCCGCTTCATAACTAGAACCTCTGCTCTCGATCATGATCTCGGTGATACCACCTTCTATCAATCCATTTACAACTGCAAGGGATTCTGTGGTGTCGGTGTCATCTTTAGAACCAACGATATTAATCTGATCATTCAGATTGTAAAGTGAACCGAAAGGATTCAACTTAGTCTCAAATAATAGACCAGCACCGTCTTCTAGAAGAATAACTCCACTGTCATTGTGTGCAATGTAACTAGATGAACCTGTTGTGATGTCTGAGATGATACCATTAACAGTTGCAGTAAGTGTCGTTATACCGTCTCTGTCAAGGATTGTAACAGTACTTCCCTTGGTAAACACTCCCACATGATTGTTCATGATCTCTAGTGAATACAAATTGTCCACATTATCGAAATATACATTCTCAATAACTGCTTGTGCAATGATTATCTTTCCAGTTGAATCGTATTGTGTTATCTTGTCGTTTGCTTCAGGAATTCCCGAAGTCATTGTCAATCTCAATCTTCTCTGTTGAGAGTAACCCGATTCACTTACATGAATAGTTTCATCAATTGGATATCTTATTGTGGCATCTTGACCATACAATAATCTCATTAAGAACTGTAATGATTCTCCAGTCCCCTTCATTTGATAGAGGTCGTGGATGTTTTTAATTGTTAGACGACTATTCTGTAAAGATGCAAGATCAATCGAAGGCATAAAGTCTTTTTGGAAATACTCCAAGAAGTCTTCAGTCGTGTTATCGATGTCTGAGTAGTCTAATAGTCTGTTGTTTGCGAGAACACTGTTCTCTTTATAGGTAGCAACTATACCTTTCTGTGTGGAATTTCTACCTGTAACCGTCTCTCCTTTTGAGAAACCATTACCCGAAATTGTGTTAATGAATAATGAATTGCCGTTTACAACTTCTATCTTTGCAACGGACTTACTGGTTGTTCCTACAATATACTCACCTACTGTATATGGCCCTGCAAGACTCACCTGAGTTTCACTAATAACCTTAGATGTTTCTGAAGTAGGGGACGGTGAGACGGTAGCAGGTTCAAATAATAATGAACCTGTACCGTCTTCTATGGCGAAACCGTCTAATTCGCCTTGACTTTCAAGAGTTAATATCTCTGCCTCTAAAAATTCGAAATACGCCTTAAGGAAAGCTTCAAATGCAGGAGCTTCCGATTTCAAATACTCGGGGAGTAATGAAGGAAGTCTGTATGATAACTTTTCCGAAATTTGTTTTTCGTGAGACATAGTTAATTAATTCTCTTAAGTGATTGCTGGTCTAGACGCAGTTAAACCTGAGTCTGCAATTGGGAACCAATGGGTTCCTGACCATATTAATACCACTGATTCACCAATCGTAGACAAAACGATGTTCGTTGTTGCCGAGGCTGATGGCCCAAATGATGTTACTTGGATATTTGCATTCCAAGATGCTGCTGGTTCAGTCGTAGCCCAGATAACCTTTATCTGTCCTACGTCAGTACCATTGCCCAAAGTAAATTGAACGTTTGCTGTTGCACCTGATAAATCGATTGCTGTTGCAAAAGATGTAGCAAGTGTAGAACTCGCAGCGGTTACTGTCGTAATATCGTCTATCGCTAAATGCGTAGGGATATTTTCGAACAATTGACCGATGGTCATTTTCTTGTTGACGGGCGTTCCGCCTGGATTTTCTACAATGTGTAGAAGGTCATCTGCTGTGATACTCGAATCGGATACCGCTGCTAATGCACTTATTTTCTTATCTGCCATTTTGTTTTCTCCTATAAAAACCAAGTTAATGGGATGCTACTGAGAGCATGGAACCTACCATCTCTCACCACTTTATACATCATTAATATGTAGAGGAAGAAGTAGAACTGTATCCTACCCCTGCACTACTTTCACCACTTGCGATGGTGTCTACCTCACCCTTAACCGAAATATCGTCAGCAGAGATATCAACTAAGATACCCCTTGTTGCAACAACATCGCTGCCACTCGGTATAAGTGTGAAATCAATCGTACTGTCTGCATTCACCGTTGAGGTTATGGAGATAGAATTGATTGAAATTAGTCCTGTAGAATAGTTCACTGTACCAGCTACACTATCTACATAAATTCTTGTTGACCCTGAAAGTCTATATCTTCTTAACACACCCTTACCGTCATCGTCAAAGAACTGGACGTTGGTTGCGTCACCTAGAGCATAGAACCCTGTGGTACTTGTGATACCACCTAGTGAATCATTATATCCTGAAGTCGGATTGTATAATCCGTTACCCATATTTACAGTATAACTGAGTAATTGAGTGGGTTTGACAGGGAGACCCTTCTTGAGTCGTATGTTTGTTGTGTTACTTAAGATAGATGAATCTGCTTCATCAATAGTCTTAGTTAAGTTTGAATGTCTGAAGATAGAATCGAAGTTAGTCAAGTTTGTATTATCAAAAGTGTTGATTGTTGTTTTAACCAATGACTCCAATTCTCCTTTTGAAAGAGTTGTTGCCCTCTCATTATATTTGAAGGTTGTTGAAATCAGAATCTTCACGATCTCTGCATCAACTATTTCGGGTCTTACTGTCAACATATTTAGGTCTCTCAACCTAGCCTTGATTACCGTCTTCTCGGTATCTGAAAGATAGTCTGAGTTCATAGGTTTGATTGCAAGGAACACCTTTCCGTACACTGGTGGGTTATTATCTTCTCCACCCCATACTGCAACTGCATCTGCGTTCGGGTAATACTCAGTGACCTTTGCTTTGTAGTCATTCAGTGTTACCAGTCTGTTCTGAGATGTGTAGAACTTCGTTGCTTTAAATTTGATTGATTCAATGGACTCTTTCTCTGTACCACCAGCTGCCTGTGCCGACACAGTAATAGACGTATCACTAAACCCATTGACTGAACTCACCAATGTAAAGTTCTTGGCTCCATCAGCATGAATCTCATCTACTATAATATAAGTAGTAGTGATGATGTCTCCATCTTCTAATGATTTTCCTAATACCCCATCACCAAAGTAAATCTCAACGAATCCTTCTTCGTTCTCTTGTGCATAATAAACTGCTGAAGTTGTTTTAACATTTGATATGTTTGTTGAGAGTGTGAACGTTGTTGCTGTTCCCCCTGAATTGACTGACACTTGGAGTCTACTTCTGTCCACTCTTTCATTAGATAAAACAAACTTAGGATTCGGTGTTTGATTATCAAATACGAATTGGTCTGAAGCATACGTACCCTGCACAATGGGAACACTTGCATAACTGTAAGTACTCCCATTGGCTGTAGGGTTCACGGTATTTGGTACAACAAAGTTGTACGTTTTGCCATCATAAACCGTAGAGAACATACTTCCTCTACCTAATTGCATCTGACTAACTGTCGGGTAAGTTCCATCTGCATTTTTAACGTTTTTAATTGCTAATTCTATGGTTGCACTTGAACACGTTTCGGAAGCAGGGATGAAACCCAAGTCCTTTGCTCTAGATACAACGTTCTTTCTCATCTGTGCAGAGTCTAAGAATAGTTCTGAACCTGCGATGTTTGTGTTTACTGCACCAATGTGTGATGAGTATGCAAGAAGATCGACCAACACGGCTAGTGTAGACCCTTCAAAGTTATAGTCCTTTAAAGTTTCTTGTCCTTGTAGGTATGTTTTTAGATTAGTCGCAATTGAATCGAAATCCAAATCCGTTACATTAATTTGTGAGCTCTTAATTGCCATTATCGTGTCCTAGTTACAGTGAAGTCAACTTGTTGTTTTCTTGTACTATTCTTAATTGAATAATGAATAGTAATGTTCAGTTCGTTAGAGTCTTCATTTGCTAAGATGACTTGCACATCCTCGACTCTCGGTTCGAATGCTTCGATGGTGTCTTTCAATCTCTTTTGAACCTTCCTCAACTTCCTCGAAGTGTTCAGTTCAAATAGTAGGTCTCTTACAGACCCACCAAAGTTTGGTTTGAATGGTCTCTCAAAATGATTTGTCAATACGATGTTCTTTACAGATCGTTTAACAGCATCGGTATCAGTCTTAACCGTTACATCTCCAGTGATAGGATGAGCTTTGAAAAACAAATCCAAATCTCTCCATTCTTGTTTGGTTGCAACAATCTTTGCGTTATTTACTATATCAGTTTGAATTGCCATATATCTATTTATACCGTTGATGGAACCGTAATGTCAATCTTCATTGGAAAACCTATTATTTTTAAGAAGTCACAGAATGTTAATGCAACGAAGTTAAAGATTGCCCCAAGGCCAATGGCTTCCAAAAATGATTTGATTATTTTAACCCAATCGAAGAGTAACTTCTTCTTCCAATTGATCTTGAAATCTCTAAGGTCAACTATGAATTCGTTGATCTGATCTTCTACAGAAGTGACAGTCTCATCAATCTTTCCACCAATGATAGTCATGAGATCGAACCCTGCAATTGAAATTCCTTCAATTTGTTTTAACATATACTCCCTCATCTTTTCGGGAGAGTCTTTAAACTTTGATCTGGCATCTGCAATCATACCGTTCAGTAGTCCTTCCAAATCAAATACGAATGGTGTTGGAAGACTGGGTAGACTAAATGTATCCCATACGGTTTTAAATACAGAGATGAGTTTCTCAAAGATTTTGAAGTAATAGTTATTAATCCAATCCATGATCTCACTCTTAAGATATGAGAAGGTAACCTTTGCTTTCCACTCGTTTACCTTTAAACCAAATGTACCATCGAAGGTTCTATAACACTCGGGTACTAGTTTATAGAATGAATCAATGTCATCTTCAATCTGTTTCTTAATTCGTTCTTGTTCTTTCTTAGTGATAAACTTTAGGAGATCAATGTCGATACCCATAATCGTAACCGACATGGTCACTGGAATTAACTTACCAATCAAGTCCATTATCTTGACTGGAACATATATGTGCAACTCTTCTAACAATTCTGTAATAGCGTCTTTAGCTTCTTTTTGCCAGTTCCTTATCGTACCCTTTTTCCAATACGGTGAAAGGATGTTTGCAATACTATCCATCAATGTCTCAATATCTTTGATGATTCCTTCAATGGTTTCACGAACTTCTGCAGTGAGTTCATCCCCCAATTCCACCATATATACTTTCAACTTACTTGGTATCTGAGCAATTTTATTCAGAGCATCCACCAGTTCCTTTTTAGTAGGAAGGGATATGATATCTCCAGCTGGACACGGAAACTTCGAAGGGATGATGGGTAGTGTCATAGCCATTATGAGTTAATCTTAACCAATGCACCATCTAAACTTATCTGTGGTGCAACGACTGATAGATTCTTTTTGGATGTGATATCGGTTGTCCCAGTTACATCTGCTTTTAAGTTACCACCCACCGACAAAGTAGCATCACCACCGATGATAACATTAACTTTACCACCAACCCAAAGAGTATCGTCTTTAAGGATTGCGGTATAATTATCATTTACGATTCGAGTTACCTGAGAGCCATCAGGATGAATTTCGTGGAAGGTTCCTGAACGGTGTTCTATTGCAAGTCTTTCGACACCTAGTGTATCATCTATTTCTATGATATGACCTGACTCGGACTGTATAACCTTGTTGTACGGATAGACTGGTTTTGCTTTAGAAGGTATTCCCTTTGCACTAGTAGTGTCTCTATCTGTATAAGTTCCAGTCCCAGTTGCAAAACTTGACAAATCTGATTTATCGGTGTATAATGGATAGTAAGGAAGATCAGATGCCGTAAGAGTTGGTTCAGTAATAGTGGAACCAGTTCCATCATATTTGTACTCTCTTGACTCGTAAATCTTAGGGGCAGTGTCTAGTGCAGTCGTTAGACCGAATCCTCTACTAGGTGCCTGTGCTGGGTTGGGCCCATCGGGTGTTCCATCATATTCACTAGATGTCAATCTTCTTGGGTCATTGAATCCCTTATCCACATCTCTAGTTAACTGATCTTTTGTAATCGTTTCTCTGTATCCTGATTGAGGGATACCAGCAGTTGTTCCCATAATAACTGGTTGTTGACATAGGTCTCCATCCCTGAAGAATCCAAATACCGTAGACCCTTCCACAAGTCCGTGTTGTGTTCCAAAACCTGATAACCCTGCAGAGGTAGTCGGTAGTAACACTTGGGCCCATGGAAGGTCGGGTGTAGCAATATTTTGTTTGTCGTCGCTGTGTATTCCATGGACACGAACACGAACCCTACCTACTTTAAGTGGGTCTTGTCTATCCTCAACTATACCATAAAATGTTTTCATCATGTTGTTGTACCTTGGTCTAGAGATGCAGGCTTATGGTCTCTAACC